CGTTGAAGATGTTGGTGGCGTAGCCTTGGCCGATGGGGATCATCCGGGTGGAACCCGCGAACGGGATACCGCCCTTCAGATTGACCGGCTGAAGGCCGTATGGCTTGTCAATCGAGGGGTAGGACATGAAAGACTCCTTGTTTACTGGCCGCGTCCGAACGAGACCTCAGAACGACGCTGTTTGAACAGAGGCATACGGGGATCGTTCTCGCGCATGAAGGTGTTGTCCACGGACTCCATCTGACCAGACGCCTGACCCTGGTAGAAAGCATTCCGTTGATCAACGAGTTCTTCGGGGGTTCGACAGAGGATGAGGCCACCGATCTCCAGGGAGCCCGGGATCCGCGCTTGCGGGTCGCACAGGTGCTGAAGCTCAGGATGGTCTGCAACCTTGGCAGGCTCCCAGCCTTCACGGAACTTGGAGGTGATGTTCCGGGGATCGGCGGTCCCCAGAGTGCTGACGCGAACCCACCGATATACGTACCCGGGAACCGGGGTCACTTCCGGGAGCAGTTCAGCAGGCTTCCAGGTCATGGGGCGCTCTGCTTTGGCGCGAGTTTCAGCTTCGCGGGGGGTTCGTTGGTCAGCCATTTTGTTTCCTCATCTGTTCCGCAACAGCCCGAGCGTACTGCTCAGGCGTAAGTCCTAGCCGCTTGGCTAGCGTTACCTGGGTCTGCGTCAGCACGATCTTTTTGGGCGCTGTGCTGCGCGTTGCCGGGGCAACTACGGATGACTTCTTCTTCTCCTGGGTAAACGCTACAGGAAAAGTAGATTTCATCTCAGAGTCGATACGATTGAAGTACTCGTCGCTTCCGACGGGCACCCCTTCTCGCTCAAGTTCTCTGTGAATCTCCATCGCCACAGCCGACATTCGGAGATTTGACCCAAACCACGGATTGGCTTCTTGCCACGCTCGCGTTTTTGAGTCAACTTGTGGCGTCGGCGGCGTTTGTACAACATTTTCCGGCGTTTGTACAGGGGTGGGTTCGGGCGGACGGAATGCCGCCAGTTTTTCCGCCTTCAGCTTGACTGAGAAAAGCTCTTCCTGGGCAGCAAGAACTGCCTTGGCATCGCCTTCTTCATAAGCCTTTTCATACTTCTTCCGGGCCGCGTCCAGTTCGCCTTCGACGGCTTTTTTGGCCTGTTCGATGGCTACTTGCCGGCTTTGTCCTGCCGACTTCTGGAGCTTTTGGTTCTCTTCCAGAAGCCTTTGGGTGAGACGCAGTGCCTCTTCCCGCTCTCGCAGCGCCGATTCTTTTGCCCGGCGCTCCTCGTGGTAACCCTTGGAGAAGTGTTGGATGCGCTGCTTGACCCCCTCGGAGTATTTCGCCAACTCGTCGTCAGTGACATCCGCAGGCGCCTCCTTCATTAGAGGCCGGTTCTTATCCTGCTCCGGGGTGTCGTCCACCACCTCGATCTCTGCGTCACCTTCGATCTCGAAATCAACCTTCTTGTCGTCAGCGACCACCTGAACTTCGTCAGGGAACTTGAACTCTTCTTTGTCCATGGTTATGCCCTCTGAATGCCACGCGGGTCTTGAACGACGGCTTCAACGCTGTCGTCATTGATGATTCGGAACTCTTGTCCGTGGATCTTGATCCGAGTGCCGCTGTTCGGACGGACAAGAATGAAGTCGCCCACCTTGCAGGAGGGGCCGGAGGGGAACCGAATGGGGTCTTTGTAGCAGTCCGGACCCATCTTCATGACGAACAGCACCGGGGACAGAACCTCCTCGAAGTGCATCGTCTGACCGGCCTTCAGAAGGCCACTTTCATAGGACTCTTCGGACTTTGGCAGGACGCAGAGGATGTGATACGTCCTTGGATCGGGCACCTGACGGGCCTTTTCCTCTGGTGTTTGGGGCAGAACGGTTTCGCACTGCCCGTCGGACAGGAGTAGTTCACTCATCTTCAAGCCTTTTAAGTCTGTCTACGAGGTCAATGATGTAAACATGAGCCTGCGATAGACCTCGGATCTCGCCGGTCATGGACTTGTACTCAGAAAAGTCCCGTGCGCCGCCGGAGATGAGGGCTTGGGCGATTTGCTCGCGCCTGTCTTCAATCTCTTTCAGCACCACGGAGAACGCAGTGGTTGCCATAAAGCTCCTTTCGGAGGTTTCAAAATGTCCGAAATGCCGTTTTTGGACGTTTCGGACTGATTTCAGTCATTACTGGGTGGGTTTTGACTGTTGTTTCTGCTGAGACGGGCGAACCATGGTCTTGACAAGGTCCGTCCGCAGCTTTTTGTCCGTCTGGGCGGCTTGTGACCGCAGTCTGGACTGTTCCTTGAGCATTTCAGCCTTGATTCGCCCTTGCTCAAGGGCGATTTTCTGTTGGGCAATTTGGAAATCTCGCTGACTATCGGCCTTCTTTCGCTGCAGTTCTTGTGTCCGAAGCTGAAGTTCTGCCTGTTGAAGCTGCAATTCAGGGTTTTGTGCCTGTTGTTGAGCTTGTTGTTGGGCAAACATGGCTTGGTTCTGCACCATCGTCCTCTGTGCTGCCGCCGCGATAAGAGGAGCAAGTGCCTTTTCATCCTCCGGGGCGATGGGGGCGTTGTTTTCCTCGTCCAACTCTGGAAGGGTCACGCCCAACTGCATCTCTACCTGGGCCCGGTAGGCAAACGCCGCATGTTCTGCCATGTGAGCCATTAGCGAAGCCATCATTTGCTGAGACATGGGGTTCTGACCCAGGGTCGCAGCGATGTTCGGGTCTTGCATGAATGCCTGATGGGTAGCCATGTGGGCCTGATGATCCTGGTATGCAAACGCCTTGACGGGCTGCATACGAAGGACGGCCATGTTCTCCGACACCGGATCCCTTGGCTTTTGATCATCGGAGGTCGGAACCAGCTTTTCTGCATCCTTGATCCCCAAAACCTCCAACATCTGCCTGTGGAGCTTTGGAAGGTCATAGATCTGAGGGGCACCTTGGGCCAGTTGGAGGGCCGCTTGGTACTGCATGATCCGCTGAGCCATGGTGGCCGCATTGGGATCACTGACCGGGATCACCTCCACCATGTCGTAGTCGGACTGTTTCAACGACCTGTTCCCACCCTCTGGGACATAGGAATACGCCGGAGACATGAAGTCCCTGATGATCTTCTTCAGGAGCTTGAACTCCATCCGAAGACTTGCGTGGACCCGGGCCTGGACGGCACTCATGGTTTTGAGTTGCCGCTCCAGGATAGCCAGGGTGGTCCCCACGGGCGCCTGAGCGGACATATCACTGACCTTCAGATCAGCGATGGCCGCGAGTCTTCGCCCGTCTTCCGTGATCCGATCCAAGAGAGACGCCAGAACTTGGCTGGGCTCCTTGTACGGAAGGGGCATGATGTTCTCTTTGACCGTACCAGAAGGAACATCAACATCCCGGAACTCTCCAGGGGCAATCGGGGTGTCGTCTCCCTTGATTCTCAAACCCCGGGCCTTCAGGCCCCCAGGGAGGTTGCTCAAGGTTCCCGCATCTACCAGTTGCCTAATAAGGGAAGTGCCTGCTCGCGCATATCCACCGATTAGATGGATATACCCTAGCCCATAGGCACCAAACCCGGGGATGTAGGTGTACTGGACGAAGTGCTGACGCTTCTGATTTTTCTCGTCATCCTCTTCCCAGTTTCGCCGGATGGACAGAACGGTGTTGTTGCCCTTCTCAATGGTTACCACATATGGGAGGGCAACGTCCTCTTCATATCCCGGGAGATCCAGATCGGCATGGATCTCAAAGATCCGATACCGATCATCATCCTGGAGACTGAAACCTTGCTCCTCTGCTTTCTTCTTCTCTATGTCCGTGAAGAACTGCGCGGGCTCTCCCAACTCCACATCCCGGTAGAACCCGCTGACTTGTAGCTTACGGATCTCATTCTTCGTCTTACGCATCACATGAGTGACGCGCTCGGCCGTGTAAATGTTAGATGCGCCGTAGGGAATGATGAGATCTTCCGCCGGGACAAAGGGAGCGGCGGGGAGTGCCGTGTTGTCATCCGGGTAGATCTTCTTGAATGCCGCACCTGACAGGCCCAGGGAATACAGCATCCGCTCATGCTCGGACCTGTAGTCCACCATTTTCTCGGTCAGGGTGACGTTCATATCCTCCCGGACACGATCAGCCACCTCTTCCTTGACTCTGGTGATCTCCCCAATGATCTGAGTCTTAACCGGCCCTTGAGCAGGGAAGGTCTCCACAATCATTTCTGACTGGAACCTGACAGCAGCTTCTGTCAAAAGAGGAGAGAACACCCCACAAGCCCCAGACCACGGCTCCGTCCTCTCTTCATACTTCATCCCCAAGACCTCCAGACCCTTGATGTACATCTCGGTCCAGTCTTTGCGGGAGTTGATGTCCGCATCTACAAGCTCCACAAGTTCAGAGGCAAGAGAACTCAGTGCCCCCTCATCCATGAACTCCGCGAGGTTCGCCCCAAACTCTTCTGCGGCCTCCTCCGGCTCAAGGACAACCTCCAGACCATCCATGCCAACGGTCACCCGATCCGGGTTCTCAATCTCAATTTCCATGACGGACTCAGAAACCACCGGGCGATCAGCAGGCACCATCGCCCGGTCAATGTTTGTTGCCATGTCTTGTCCTTGTAAACGCATCAATAATAACTGACTGGCCGTCTGTAAGCCATCTCATCAGGCTCATCCGAAGCGATGGAGATGAAGCCTCCCTTGCGGAACCTCATCAATGCCTGAGAGGCAGAGTCAGTCAAGTCATCATGCTCCCCATAAGGGAACTCTGCCATCTCTTCAGAAACCTCCTCCGCCCACCTCCGGTCAGGTCTCCAAACCATCCCGGAGGCAAACAGATCCACCACGGCATTCACCCGGGAGATCTTGTCCTGCCCTTTGTAGGGGGTGTATTCAGAGACCGGAACCCCGGCTTTACGAAGCTCATACACCAAAGGAGCGCCAGCGGCCCTCTTTTCGATGATCGTCGTGTCAGGGCTCCATTCCCTGTAAAGCTCCACAGCCTTCCTCTTCAGGTCCGGGAACTCCATTCGCTGTTTCAACGCATCCAGAAGGATGATGTTGGGAACCATGTTCCCATGCCTATCCTCCCGGTCAAACACCCCCCAGGTGGTGCATGCCGAGTAGTCAGCCCTGTTGGATGTCTCAAAAGCGGTGTCCCAAGACTGGATGATGTACTGGCACGGCGGAGGGCTCTCCCCCTCCCATATCTTCCAGTACTCTCGTTTAACTATCGCCCCCTCTTCCGAGGTCGGGTTCTGCTGGTACTGAGCCTCCCACTTGGCTACAGGGATCTCAGCCTTGATCGACTCCAACTCCTCCTTCTTCCAGAACCCAGGCCACAAGGGAGTTCCAGAAGGAAGAATGGCCGGGAACTCGATGATCTCCCAGTCATCCGTGCCATCTTTTGAAGAGTTCTTCAAGAGCTGCCCGGCCAAGTCCTTCTTGGACCACCGGGTCATCACAACAATGATCGCACCCCCTGGCTGTAAACGCTGTCTCGGACCAGACGTGTACCACTCATACACAGCGTCATACACAGCAGGGTTCCCCTGCTTCGCCTCCTGCTCACTATGAGGATCGTCAATGATCAACAGATCCGCACCCTTACCCGTCACCGCCCCACCCACACCAATAGCGAAGTAGTCCCCGCCCTTGTCGGTGTTCCATCTCCCAGCAGCCTTCGAGTCACTGGACAACTGAGTCCCAAAGACCTTCTTGTAATCCTCCGACGAAACAAGGTTGCGAACCTTCCGGCCAAAGCCCACAGCCAACTCTGCGGTGTGTGCCGTCTGAATGATCTTCTTCTCCGGGAACTTCCCAAGAAACCACGCCGGCAAAAGATACGAAGCAAACTCAGACTTCGTGTGCCTCGGAGGCATATTGATAATCAACCTCTTCAACTCCCCATTAGCCACCCTCTCAAAAGCATCAGCCATGATCTGATGATGCTTCCCAGAGATAAACACCGGCCACATCTGCTTGACAAAGAACAAGAAGCTCTCCCGGCACCTCTGTACCCTGTCCATCTCCAAAAGAGCCTTGATCTTCTTCCTGTCCCCCTCAGACACCCTGTCCACTATCTGCAGATAGCTGGTGATCTCCTGCCTTGACAACAATGTCATATCGCCCTCTGTCCTTTGATATATATCCCTTGTCCCTCAGCGCCCCCACTAACCTGTACGTGCCGCCACATGACCTCACCTTGCACCCTATCGCTATCACCCTGTACGTCGGAA